ATCAATTTGACTTCCACGGTTACTTTGCGTCCATTCCACATGATAAAGCAAAGGAACGATTACGTAAGCATATTCATGATCCGAAATTGCAGGAAATCGGCTGTCAGATGATTGATGATTTTATATCGCTTGGCGGAATTGAACAGGATATAGAGCATCCACATGGAGTTGGTTTGGGCAGTCAGGTGTCGCAAAATATTGCGCTTGATTTTGCAAGCCCAATCGATCACTACATAAAGGATACCTGCCGTATTAAAGGCTATGCCAGATATATGGATGATGGATATATCATCAGTAATTCATTAAAGCAGCTGTATGAAATCCGCGATTTTTTGACTGAGTACGCAAAGTCAATCGGTTTGGAATTGAATGAGAAGAAAAATGTTATTACACCATTTCAGAATCACAGTTTTCGCTTTCTGAAAATGCGAATTCGTTTAGAACCGAGTGGTGCAGTTGTTATGAAACTGAGCCGCAACAGTATTAAAGCAATTCGGCGCAAATTACAGATATTTCGCTTATGGGTGGACGAAGGTAAATTTTCCGCAGAGGATGTTTTCACATCTTATCAATCATGGCATTCTCATGCACAGCGATGTGATAGTTATCAAACGCTTCATGCTATGGACAAGTACTTCGTAACGTTGTTTCAAAAAGAATTAGCGGAGAGAAACAACCGATTCAAATGTACTTTGAAAGCCAAATGGGATTATGAAATTGGTTGGATATACTTTACTACAATGAGGGAATATCGAGCAGTTCTTGAAGAATTGGATCGTACACGCAATGAGCGGTATATGAACGGCTTCGTACCGCTTTGCGACCGATGGGAGTGGCGTATGAAACAGCGAAGCAAAAGCTCTGAGGCATTTTCTGCATTGCGTGAACTGCGAGAAAATTATTATATGTCTGTTGAATGATTTATGTTTTCTGGAATCTTATCAGTGTTATGTTAGGAGAATGAATTGAATGAATATTTTTAAGAACTATATCGTAACAAAGCGATTTAAGGCAAAGGCAATCTGCGGTGATTTGAATCTTCCGTGGGGGACAAAATGCTATACTGCTAATGGAGCAATCTGTTGTGATAGGGGCGTAATTTGCGGTGTAACCAGTCAAAACGCTTTTGATTATTTTACGCAAAATGATGACAGTTGTGGTGCATTGCGCAGAAAGCTTATCGACAGTATTTTTTCTGCACTAAATCGTTCCAACCAAAGTACTGCATCTTATAACGCGAGATGGGATAAAGTTTGGAACGACCTTACTTGTTTGAAATATAAACGAAATGAATACGATGATCATTGGTTATGGAACTATGATTTTTATAACGCAGGAATCAATGACTTACGTTATATCGCAAAATTAGTGAATGCGAAGGAGGTTGCTTAAATGTATCGTATTATCAAAATTGACGGTACGGAATTGGGCATTACCGATTCTGTAAATTATATTAAAATTTCCAGCAACGGCTGTTATACAACTGCAACTGTTGAGGATGCTGTTGGTATTGCCTTTGACAGCATTGCCTATAATTTGGCTGGACATGATGAAATTGAAGGTGCTGAAACAGTTGTTGTTTCCAAGGTTGATAGCGGGAAAATCATTCAGGAAACAGCTTCTTATGCGGAATTGGCTTCTGCTATTCGGGAAGGAGTGAATGAGGTATGACAGATAAGGAATTCACATTAGACACCATGCGCAGATATGGCAGGCAGAGAGCATTGGATGTTCAGACTGAAAGTGCGACTATGACCAATACGGAGTTAAATGCACAGGATGATTTTATTCCTGATTTTTTAGCGGCGAAGGAAAAGATGAATATGCTGAAGCGTCATGCGGGTATGACAGATGGTTTTGTCTGCAAGTCAAGCGCTGGGCGTGTAGTTCGTTTGCTTCAGAATTATGATTCTGATGTATATACCGGTGAACCTGAGACATTAACTGCCCAATGGGGCTTTGTGTGGAGTCAAGACCCGTCGAAAGCAAAACCGTTTATCGCGCTGTCTACTTCTCCGTATATGACAGGAGATTGTTGCAGCGTAGAAACAGCGGACGATCAGGAAAATACTGTTGTTCAGGTTTATCGTTCTAAAATGGATAACAATGTTCATTCTCCGTTGGATTACGCTGCTGGTTGGGAATTGGTTGAGTAAGAAGCATTTAATTACATATTTGTTTCAGCAAACACGCGCCGTAGAGTAATCTGCGGCGCATTTTTTGATTGGAGGCGGATATGGCAAAGAAAAAACGAAAAAGAAAATTTCTGCCTAAGTTGAAAGCTGCAATCAAAAAGCTCAATGAAAAGAGAGATACCGAATATGCCAAGCGAATGCTTTCCAAAATCGTTAATCATTCACTTGTGATGATGTATATGACTTATCTTCTTGCATGGAGTGGACGCTATGAGATAGCGGAAACGCTATCCAAAACGATTGCGACCTCGATTATTGCTGTCGTTGTTGGATATTTAGCAAAGAGTGTGATTGAGAATATCAGTAAATACACAACTGCTTTTGGCACGAATATTGTCGAGAATATTGACGATATTCCAATCAGCAGTGGCTTAGGTGAAGATGAAATTAACAATGAACGAGACTGCTGATGGAGGTGAGAGGATGTCTTTCATTAGGAACAATGTAGAGAGACAGTTTATACGTTTCTTTCAGGCAAAAGGATTAAACACTTACGGTTTAGCTGGGTTATACGGAAATTTGTATGCAGAATCCGGATGCAACCCACAAAATTTAGAAAATGTATATGAACGTAAGCTTGGTATGACGGATACGGAATATACGGCTGCTGTTGATAACGGAACGTATCAGAATTTTGTGAAGGACAGCGCCGGGTATGGAATTGCGCAATGGACATTCTGGACACGCAAACAGGCTCTACTGAATTATGCGAAATCGGAAAATAAGTCCATTGGTGATTTGAAAATGCAGTTTGAGTTTCTGTATAAGGAATTGTCTGAAAGCTATTCCGGTGTGCTGAATGTTTTGAAAACAGCAAAAACAGTATTGGAGGCGTCCAACGCTGTACTTCTGCAATTTGAACGACCGGCAGATCAAAGCATCTCTGTACAGAAAAGACGTGCCGGGTATGGCGAAACATTCTATGAGAAGTATTTGAAGGAGGATGAGATTATGACAAACGTAAAGGACAACACTCCTGACTCGTGGGCGAAAGAAGCAGTTGAATGGGCAGTGAACAATAAAATTCTGATGGGTGATGAGAAGGGCAATTACAAACTTCATGACGATTGTACCAGACAGGAGATGCTTGTATTTTTGAACCGTTTATACAAGCTGGTTCGTTAAAGGAGGCGGAAGATATGAGTAATAGTTCTCTGATTGATTATACGAAAATTTCTCCAAATAAGACAAGCCCTCGCAACCATGCGATTGATACGATTACCATTCATTGTGTTGTTGGACAATGTAGTGTCGAAACGCTTGGCAATGTGTTTGCTCCGACATCCAGACAGGCTTCGAGTAACTATGGCATTGGCTTTGACGGCAAAATCGGGATGTACGTAGAGGAAAAAGATCGTTCGTGGTGTACCTCTTCTGCTTCCAATGATAATCGCGCGATTACCATTGAGGTTGCAAGCGATACATATGAACCGTACCGTGTAAATGAAAAAGCATATGCTGCGCTTATTGATCTTGTGACCGATATCTGCCGTCGCAATGGTATTAAAAAGCTGGTATGGTCTACGGATAAGAATAAGCGCATGAATCATTTAGATGGCTGCAATATGACTGTTCACAGAGATTATGCAAACAAGTCTTGTCCGGGCGAATATCTTTACAGCAGACATGGCGAAATTGCAGCAGAGGTTAATGCACGGTTGAATGGTGATTCTTTTGTAATTACAGAAACAGCTGTCCATTTGCAGGGAACCGTCACGGCTGATGTTTTGAATATTCGTAAAGCAGCATCTACAAGTTCTGCTGTTATCGGGCAGCACAAAGCTGGAGACGTTGTTACGATTATTGCAAAGACAAGTAACGGCTGGTATCGTGTCGAATATCCGAAGCTTGGAACTGGTTATCTTTATTCCAACTATGTTCAAACTGCTCCTATTGAGGACAAACCTTCTGCAAACGAAAAAGACAATGCTGCGGATCGTTGGGCAAAAGATGCAGTTGATTTTGCTGTACAAAACAAGATTTTGTTTGGAGATGAACGCGGTAATTATAAGCTGCATGATAAATGCACACGGCAGGAAATGCTTGTTTTCCTGTATCGCTATTACAAACTGATTAAGGGATAATGGGAGGTGTCCAATATGGAATGGATGAAATATGTTGTTGCAATTTTGACTGGTCTTGCTACTGCGATTCCGCTGGTAGTTAAGTTAGTGGAATACGTGCAAAAGGCTGTTAAGGAAAAGAACTGGAACAAACTGCTTGATCTGGTCATGTCATTGATGGAAGAAGCCGAGAAGAAATTTGAGGATGGCGCTACCCGCAAGGAATGGGTTATGGCAATGGTCAAATCTTCGGCGGACAGTATCAATTACGATATTGATATGGAAGCAGTTAGCGAATTGATTGAAAGTCTTTGTGAGATGAGCAAGATTGTAAATAAGGAAAATGCCGCTGATCTTCCGGCAGAAAGTGCCGGAAAGGTTGGTGACTAATGTATGGAATTGGTTATTTCATTATTGTCTGTTGCGGGATTTAACGGGATTCTCCTGTTCTTTATCAAGCGTTTTTTTGATCGCAGAGATAAAAAGGAAGCCGATCTTTTGAAAGAGCAAAAAGAAAAAGATCAAAAGCGCGAGGAAGATCAGGAGAAAATATATGAGCAGATTCGAATCAGTCTGGAGACGATTCGGCTTTTAGCTTATGCGAGAATGTCTGAGGAAATTGAACGATTATTAACTCAGGGTTACGCAACTCCTGCGGAACGACGAATTCTGGATGAGATGTATCACAATTACAAAGAGCATGGTTGGAATGGAGATATGGATGCAAGGCTTGAAAAGGTCTATGCATTGAGAACCGACCATTCATAAATGATTTTAGGGATATGGGCTGTATTGCTCATATCCCTATTTTTTTGATTTGCTTATGAGACGGGCTACACTGCGTTTTACGCGCCTTTTGCAAAAGGTAAGTGCGTATATATGTATTTAGAGAAAATGTCTTTTCTGCGTCAACACAAAGCGCGAGAGGGTAAAAAAGAAAGCCACCTGTTATGGCAGCTTTCTTAGTAGAATACTTGTATGCGGAATTTGTCTGAGACATTTTTAGTAGATTTTTAGTAAACGAACGTTTTTGAGAGATTTTATCGGCTGAAACCCTTGATTTATCAGGGTTTTCTCAGTCAATAGGCTTCATTGTCGGGATTATAAAACAGTCAAAATAGCGGAGGGTCAAGCCACTATATATTGTGTTTTCTTGTGATTTTAAGCCTGCATTTTGTATCTCTCGTTTTGCTGACAACCGAAATTTCTTAGAAATTCTTAGGCTTTCTTAGAAAAGGCTTGGCGTTTTTAGTATGATTTTTAGTACGGCTCAACATATCTTTACCTTGCCCTCCAAGTTTGCAAAGGACTCCTGTTTCTTTTCTCTGGTTGCTTCGTTGTAGATGTCCATCGTTGTTGAGATATCCGCATGACCCATAATCTCTTGAATGATTTTCAGGTTCATTTCATTCTCACAGAAACGAGTACAAAATGTATGTCTGAGATTGTGGACTGAAAAATGCGGTAAAAGCGATGGGGTTCTTTTTTGTTTCTTTGCCAGTTCGGTTTCTTCAATGTTGTAATCTTTGATGATACGTTCTATCGCTCTGTTAATGTTGTGGGCTGACATCACACTGCCGTATCTGTTGGAGAAGATGAACCCGGAATATCCATCAATAACAGTTTGATTGAAACCTTCGCGCATTTGGCGCAAACGTTCTTCCAGCAACGCTTTCTTAACAGCTGCAAACATCGGCACTTCACGAGTACCTGATTTCGTCTTTGGCGTTGTAATATGAAATACAGATTTTCGAGTATCCTCTTCAGGTCTGTAAATCAAGCTGTGGTTAATCTCAATGATATTATTCTGAAAGTCACAATCCTGCCAACGAAGTCCCGTTACCTCTCCTACTCTGCATCCAGTGCCAAGAAGTACTGTAAACAACAGAAGCCAGTGATTGTAAATTTTATGCTCTCGCACATAATTTACGAACGCTTCCTGTTGTTGCTCAGTAAGCGCATGACGTTTTGGTTTTTCCCACGCATGACTCTTTTTGATTTCCGTCATAACGCCATCTGTAGGGTTCAAGCGAATATAGCCATCCCGTACAGCAATTGCAAATACTGGATGAAGAATCGTATGAATGATTTCCATGCTGTTTGGCTTAAAACCATTTTCAAGCAGAGAGTTATAAAATTTCTTGATCGTGCTGTATTTAATGTCTGTCAATCGTTTGTTTCCAAGTTCGTCGCGCACATACTTATCGTACATATATTTATAGTTGCTGCGAGTGCTTTTCTTCAATTCTTTTTTGTCAGATATGTAATCTTCCCAAAAGGCATTCAGTGTGGTTTTTCTTGCGTTGAAAGAGTCAATTTCGTCTTGCAAATCCTTTGCAATTTCTTTTTCAAGCTCTCGTAGACAAATCCCCGGTTGTTTTCCCTTGGGCGCTCGATCTGACTGAGTTAAAGTCCAGCTATAAACGAATCTTGGAGTGCCTTTGATGTCAGTATATCGGTACATATATCTGCCATCAGAGTTCTGATATTCTCCTTTCCATAACAGGCGATTTTTTGTATCACGTCTTTCTTTAGCCATCTTTTATCCTTTCCGACAAAAGAAGCCGCAATACAAGTATTCGATTATATTTTAATACATTGCGGCTCTTTCTGTCAACCGCATCATTGATTTGTTTACATTCGCTTACTAAAAATTTACATTCAGGATAGAAAATCCTGTCTCAGTACCCATTGTTCGAAAGGAACACGTTTTACTCGAATTCTTTGACCCACATGAAGAATCCAATCTAATTTATGTTCCATTTTATCTTGATCGATAATTCTTCGCAGGCGATTTTCGCCCAGCAAAGAGTATTCTGCTGCCTCCTCAATAGAGAGGCAAATTCTTTGATTTACTGGAATATTCGTTCTTTCCATAGCATTCCTTCTTTCCAAAAGGAGATAGGGCTTTTCGCTCTATCTCCTTTCTTTTTTATCTTCCGGTAGAACCCATTCCACCGTTTCTGACATCTGTTGTATCGTCAGTATATGTAATTCCATACGGAAGGAAAATTCCCTGCGCGATTTTATCATTTGGTTCAATATGGAGATTTTTGCCCATGTAATTGTCATTAGTGATTTTCAAAAAGATATGTCCTTCGTTTTCACTATAATAATAATCGCTGTCTACGACGCCCATTGTATTATCCAGCTGTAGACGGTATTTGAAGCCCAGACCACTGCGCGGGACACAGCTGAGGAACCATCCATCTTCAATTTTTACACGCAGACCTGTTGGAATTTTGATTGACGCTTGAGGCGCAAGTGTAAAATCACCAATCGGGGTGCGAATGTCGTATCCTGCGGAACCAGATGTTGCGCGGGTGGGAAGCTGAATATTATCATAAACTCCGCGAACATTCACTTCTGTGTCTTTATCAAAATGGAATTTCTGATATTGTTCTTCTCCAAATATTTCACGTATCATATTCTGCGTCGCTTTGAAAAACTGCTCAAAGCTAACTTTTTCGAATGCTGCAATTCTCTGCATTTGCTTATCCTCCATTTATTCACATACTTGTTTCTTCAACAGGTTTTGCCGCGCACGTTTTGCCATTTGCTGCTTTTGTTCTTCCGAATACTGTCGCGGCATATTGACTTTTATCCAGCGTTTAGGAATCTGATATTCTGCCCATCCTTCGCCACTGCGAAGCAGACAACACTCGTCGTTTTTCTTAGCAAATTCAGCGAGACGGCGCTGGAGCGAAGAATTATGTGTATAGACCGAAGCAGTTTTTTCGTCTTCATTGAATAGCAAGATCGTTTCCTGCTCATATTTTGTAAGACCCATTATCGATCTTCTCCTTTATTCTTTCTCTGTTTTGTAATAAAGTCCGCAGTGGCACATTCCTTCCTGCATTTCACGAAACTCTTTACACATACATTTTGTATCTTCGGTTTTTTCTAATGCACAGGGACAATATCCCCCATTCTTTTTCAAGCTGGCACGAATTTCTACTACAAGCTGTTTGTCTGGATTTGTTGTAATTTTCATATCAAGTACTCCTTACCGCACATCTCCCATTTGGAAATTTGATAGTATCCAATGTCTTTTTCAGAGTAATAATCGCTTCTTTACATTCGAAGCATACTTCCGGATTATAATCATAAGATGACCGCATCGGAATTGGTTCTCCGCAGATCATGCAGCATTTGCAAATAGTACTGACTGTACCTGTCTGTACTTCTCTTTCCACATCATGTTCTCTCATCGAATTATTCTCCTTTATGAAATTTTAACTGCATATTGATTATCAGATTGCAGCGTCACTCCCAATGTCTCATCATAAACAGATGAATGATTCGGAATAAATCTGCCAAACTTAATGATAATGTTCGAATATAATGCAGCCAGCGTTTCCAGATGATTATCAAAATCATCATTTTCGAATTCTTTATAACCAGTGTAAATTACAATATCGTCATTTGTACTTTCTCGGAACAGCTGCACAAGTTCATGCAAATCGTCCCAACTATCAAAAGGTTCCAACCCACCGCAGACAAGGGATTTGGAAATTGGATTAGATAAATATCGCTGAACAATATCTTTTACCTCTATTTCCAAAATCGGAGCTGCGGCAAGTTCGCTGTTTTGACAACAGCGAACCCCGCATTCCTTTTCACACTTGAAAGAGCAATATGGGAACGATATAAACATGGAAGGCTTTTTGTAATTTACAAAGTCTTCGTCGATCAATCCCTTAATGCGCAAAATGTTCCCACTCCCTCATTTGATATTCTGCTTTTCTTTCCTTGGAATAGGTTTTAATCGGTGTGTAAAATCCGACGATTCGCGTATATTCGGTTTCAACAGGACAACCGCATTCTGGGCAAATGCTTCCAAAAAAGGCATGATTGTTTTTACACGCCTGAATTTTTGTATTGAACGCGAAATATGTCACGCCCTGATCCGCAATGTAATTGAGCATAT